TGAATAGGGCAGAACCAAGTGCAAACTCTTTTAGACCACTTTTAACTTCTTGTTGTGTACCAGTACGAGCAAGAGTTCCATCAGGGTTATATTGGTTATATCCACCACCTGTTTTGTTTTCTCCAACTTTATAGGTGTAGACATTCTCTAAGCCACCGATCTGCTGATCTTCACCAGAACCAATTACTTGATACTGAGGCTGAACAATGGTGTCACCAAGGGTTACTGTTTGACCCTGAGGAACAGTAGCCGCCACACGAGCCGCAACCGCACCCTCATCTAACCCAACAGCTTGAGCCATCTGAGCAGGAGAGACTCCGTAAGTCTCCATAGCCGTGACGATCTGGGCATCAGTCAAGTCTGGATTAGTTACCAGAAAATCTACAATTTGTGCGCTAGTTACAGCCATGATTGCTCCTTATTGTGGCTCAACAGGCCAAGTAATAGTCCAAGGGAAACCACTCTGCAAAGGAACATCTCTCAATGCTTGGCAGTAGTCTTTCCACTCTTGTGATGGAGTCATATCGCTACGAAATCTCCAATCAGTTTCTTTCAGCTTATCATCACGGGTCTGACGAACACTCTTAGCCTGTTCAGCATCCTTCTGAGCCTTGTAAGCAGTCTCTTGTTCAGCAGCAGTTGTCTCACCATCTACAAAGACAGGGCCAAGCACATACTTTGTGTACCACTTACCATCAATTTGCTCTACACCAGAGGATTGAGAGTATTGGTAAACAGTACCGCCAGTAGCTTGTGGGCCTTCAAAGACTACATCAGCACCAAGAGCCTCTAAGACTTCAGTTGTTGTTATGTCCCATGATGGGCCACCATTGGCTTTTGTGTATGCACGAAATTCACTTTCGTACATTACTTGCCCTGTTGAACGTAAACGAATTTGCATTTTAAACTCCTCGGTATTTGTAATAGCTTGAGACAGTAGCATTGCACTCTCTCATGGCGTGTAAAGCTGTGCAACCTGTTTCATTAACCATTTTGATAGCTTCTAATGCTCTATTCTTTGCATCGTCACGCCATTTAATTAAGTTAATGTCCTTAAAAGATAAGCCGTAGTCAGGTAGGTACTTAATCAAAGACCTACGAGAAACACCAATAGTCTTTAGTTCGTGTAAAGCAGCATCACCAGCAACCATAAACAACCTAACAAACTCAGCAACTCGTTGCTTTGATGATTCCTCTTGTACGCTCTTTGGCATTTTTAGGCCACGCAGTTGTTCCCACTCTGCATTGTATGAAAGTATTGTTTCTGTAGATACACTATGTTTCTTTGCCAAAGCCTTCACACTCGCACCAGCATAACGCTCATCAAGAATATTAAAGATGTACTTACGTGTGCCATCTTTAATAGCTTCTGAAATCTTTAGCTTCGATTCTGGTGTATGTGGCTTCCATATTTTTGGGCCACCATAAGTTTGAAAATGGCAGTTGTACAAATATGATTTATCTTCATCAAAAGCAGAAAACCACTCAGCCTCTTTGTCACAAATCTTATCCGACTCAGCACTATCAACTACTTTAAACTCAAACGCTTGTTCACCATGCTTGTTAAATGAATACTGAAGCCTTGGATTGCCATGAGCACCTCTGCGAAGTTCAGAGAAATGCGCACGTTTGCGTTGTGCAGGGTCATTCGTTCTACCAATGTAGAACTTCCCTGTGTTGGTGTTTTCAATAATATAAATGTATTCCATCAGGCTATAGCCAGCGCTATGTAACTGGCTCCGTTAATGTTTACATTATTACCTGAAGCGGCTGTAACTTGAAATCCTGTTGATGTTGTATCAACCCAATTTGTTGAAGTTACTTCTGCGGCTGTAGAGTTTAATAAAAGGTATGGGTCTGTAGATGACGATAACCCCCTGCTTGAATCCCAGACGTACCAATCACCCGTAGAGTCAGTTCTTTTTATGAGAACGAACCTCGCCCCCGAAGTAAACCCGCAGTTAATAGTCTGTAGTGTTCCTGTACCAGTAAAGGCGGTGCACTTACTTACACCTGCACAAGTGGCAAATAGGTAGGCGACACAACTTGAATTAACATTATTGAAACTAGAAAATCCATTAACGGCAAATTGAGTTGCAGAAACACCATAAACATATCCATCGTTATATGTTGTAGATGCATTTGCCTCAGCCGTAAGGTTTAAGTTTAAAAACTGTCCAGTTCCTGTAAGGCCATTTGTTCCTTGATATTGCCAACAAACCCAATTCCTTGCGCTATCTCTGCGTTTCAAGAAAATAAGTTCAGGATTTACCCCTAAATTGTGATTAAAAGTTTGTTCAGCACTTATTGTTGCTGTATAGCAAACCTCATCAAAGAAGCTAGGGGCACGTCTGAAATTCCACCACACATAAGAAGAACCTGACCAAGAATTTACAAATCCAGTATTGTTATCAAATCCTAGTCCAGCACCTGTTCCAATATCCTCAGCCGCAGTTGTATTTGTTACAAGGACGTTGTAGTAATTAGTGCTAGCTCCACGCAATCTATCCATTGAATAATGGCTACTTGAGGCTCGTGCAGAATTTAGAGATAAATCAACTGGAAAATTTGTTGTAATAGTTCCACCTGATGAAGAAGACAAATTAGGGCTAAACACACTAGTCCCACTCGTAGGCACTTTCATTGGGCCTCTGCGAATGGCTATGTAGATGAATGTAGTGCTTGGTGCGCTGTTGTATTCAAAGCCTGTACTGGTAAGACCGTATGGTGGAGTATCTAACTCAGCAGAACTGGAGTTGGCATTTAAATACTTTGAACTTGCACTAGCAGCGCCAGCTACAAACCCACGCATATTGTCAACAATTTGCCAATTGGTAACTGCGCTAGAGCCTTTAACCATCACCCACTGAGGTTCGTACCCAAGGTTTACTGTTGCCAAACCGCTGCCGTTACTGGTAAACGACCCACACGAAATCACATTGTCTGTACCAGTTAGGCCAAAGCCTCCTGCGTTGTGGGCGAATAGGTAGGCTACGTAGGTTTGTCCGTTGACGTTGGGGTTTAGATTAAGTGCAACATTTATCAAGCTGCCAGCATTAAAGGTTGTGGCGGTAAAGTCGCTTGCAACGCCAGCATTTTGAAATGTAGATGCAGACGTTGAATTTAGTTCAATACCTGTGAGGTCGGTTGAGCCGCCATTGCCACGATGCCATACCCACCAAACACTTGTGTTGCTTGTGCTTTTTACGATTACACAACCAGGCGCAGAACCAAGATTGTGATTTATTACTTGAGGGCCAGCACCATTACCCGTATAAGTCACAACATCAAAGAACTTTGGTGCTTTTGCCCAAGACCAACTTGTGTAGGTTTGGCCTGATGCGTTGTAGAAATTGATTGCACCGCCACCGCTAGTAGTGACAGAAAACCCATCAGTTAAAGGGCTTGCCTGTGTAGCATTACCAGCAGCATCTGCTTGACTGTCTGTCGTAGATGGGTCTAGGCGCTTAGTCTGTGTACCGCTGTAATTAAACCCACGAACAGTATCTAAGATGCTGTGTGGATACGCACCAGACCTACTCTTAATCCAAACCATTCCACCTTTAGTAGACAAGTCAATGCCATTGGTTACAGTTTGTGTTCCTGCATTGCCAGAATACAAAAACGTAGAGAAATAATCTTCTATATATTTAGGTACGACAGGCACACCTCCCCCGAACGCATCGTAACTAGCAGCACCAGAAGTTGCTTGTAATGGCATGGTTTAAGCCTTAAATTGTGTGTTGCTTGCCAAGACTGTGAAAGTTGCACTACCTGTCTTGATGATGAGATAACGATAGCTATCAATGCCACTTGCATTACCCGCAGTAGGCGCACCACCTAACCAACGTGTTGTCACTCCAGATGTAGTGCCATCAACTTGCACAGCAGAGTTGTAGTAAGCCGTAGAGCCTTGAGTCACCAAGAAAGCCACAGTCATTGATTGACCTGTACTCATCAAAGTATTCAATGAAGTACCGCTAGAGCCTCTAAAATTAACTGTCCAGTTAGCAGACGCATTGCTTGTGTAGTACAGAACAGACTGAGTTGTAATGTCGTAGGCAATCGTTCCAGTAGCCGCAGTTGCTGATACTGTTGCTATTTCTGCTGCATCATTTATTT